ACTGTGAGCGCCGCAATGCCGGTCCCGAGGGCGAGCCGATCTGGTTTTACACGATGAAGAAGGGGCCGAACAATGGCTGAGATCATCCAGTCTATCACGGAACTGCCGATCGAAGACATCGAGATGGGGAACCGGCTGCGTCCGGTGTCCAAGGCGGGCGTCGAGGCATTGAAGACCTCGATCCTCGAACTGGGCGTGATCAAGGACGCGCTGCATGTGCGCAAGATCAAGAAGGGCGGCAAGATCGTCCTGTTGGCCGGGGGCCACCGTTTGACGGCAGGGCGCGAACTCCGTGATGAGGGCCATGACGGCTTTGACACGATCAAGGTGGTTTGCTGGTCCTGCAACGACGACTTTGCCCAGTTGATGGAGATCGACGACAACCTCGCCGGTGCTGAGTTGTCGGCGCTGGACACGGCTGTGTTCCTTGCCCGCCGCAAGGCTGTTTACGAGCGGATGCACCCCGAGGCCAAGGCGCAGGTCGGGGCCGGTCTGGTGGCCAAGCGTTGGGATACGGCGGACACGATGTCCGTCGTATCCTTTGCTGAGGCCATATCCCAGCAGATGGGGATATCAGATCGCCATGTGAGGCGTCTCGTGCGAGCTGGCGAGCAGCTTGGCCCAAAGGAAGTAATTGATCTGCGGCGGGCACCCAAGCCGGTTGGCGTGGTCGATCTGATAACCATCAGCAAAATCACTGAACCGGTCGAGCGCTATGACGTGGTCGATCAGTTGGCCAAGGGCGAGGCTAAAAGTGCCGCCGACGCGGTCAAGCGCATTAAGGTTGCGCGCGGGGACGTCCCGACGCCGCGCGATGCGACTGACACATCGCACAGCCGGCTTAAGGACGCCTGGGTGCGCGCCAACAAGGCGGCGCGGTTGCGGTTCCTGGAAGAACTCGGTGGCGAAGTTCAGACGCTTCTGGATGAGAAGGGAGGCGCTGATATATGAGCGATCCCGTCGCCCCAACACAGACCTGGTGGAGCGCTGCCGAGATTGCAGCAGCCGGTTTGCCAGACTTGCCTGGGAGTGCTCGGGCGGTGCAGCTGCTCGCCAAGCGCGAAGCTTGGACTGTACAGCCCGGCAAGGTGCGCCGCAGGAAGGGCCGTGGCGGTGGGCTTGAGTATCATTTCAGCCTGTTTCCGACGCGCGCCCGGATTGCCTTGACGCGGAAGGCTGCCGCACCCGATCCGGTGCGCCCGCGCGAGGATGTCTGGGGCGAGTTCGATGGACTGAAGGCGACTGCCAAACGCAAGGCCGAAGAGCGCCTGGCCGCTCTGGATCATGTCGATGCATTAGAGAGCGCAGGACTGACGCGCACCGAGGCGGTGCGTGCCGTCGCAACGCAGATCAAGGCTGTCGAGAAAACAGTCTGGAACTGGCTGTCCCTGGTTGAGGGCGTCGCCCGCGCGGACAGGCTTGCCTATCTCGCGCCGCGCTCTGGTGGGGCCAAGGGGCGCCGCGTCGAAGTCGACGAACGCTTTCTCGATCTGGTCAAAAGCATCTACCTGACCCAATCGCCCGCTCCGCTGACGGCGGCATTCGAATGGGCCGAACGGATGGCCGTGAAGGAGGGCATTCCGGTGCCCAAGATCCACCAGGTCCGCCGGATCATTGACGCCACCGTGCCGAAGCACGTTCAGATTTTCTTGCGCAAGGGCGCGCACGCCCTGGCCCGGTACTATCCGCATCAGACCCGCGACAAGACCTACATGCGCGCGCTGGAAGCGGTGCAGGCCGATTACCACAAGTTCGACGTGTTCATTCAGTTCCCTGGACGTGAGAAGCCGGGCCGCATTCAGATGATTGCCATCTCGGACATCTATTCGGGAAAATTCCTGTCTTACCGTCTGTCCGAGACGGCCAATAGCCACACCGTCCAGCTGAGCTTTGGTGACATGGTGCGCCGCTATGGCATCCCTGATCATGTCCTGCTCGATAACGGCCATGAATTCGTCAACAAGGTGATGACCGGACAGGTCGAGTATCGCCACCGCTTCAAGGTAAAGGACGACGACGTGCTGGGCCTGTTCCCGCTGTTGGGGATCGAGGTTCACTTTGCTAAGCCCGGATGGGGCCAGGCCAAGCCGATCGAGCGGGCTTTCGGAGACCTGTGTCAGCGCGTTGCCATGCATCCCGAATTCGTCGGGGCGTACACCGGCCCGCATACACAAGGCAAGCCGGAGAACTATGGCTCGAGGGCGATCCCCCTGGATCAGTTCAAAGAAGTGCTCGATCGAGAAATAGCGGCCCACAACGCCCGGCGCGGCAGACGTTCGGAAGTTGCCAATAAACGGTCCTTTGACGAGGTCTTCAACGCGTCTTATTCGAATGCGCCGATCCGCAAGCCCACGGCTGAGCAAAGTCGCATCTGGCTCTTGCGCGGAGAGGGGGTGAAGGCCCATCGCGACAATGGCGAAATCAAGATCTACGAGACCCGGTATTGGGCCGAGTGGATGTACCAGGTCGCCGGGCAAAAAGTGACTGTCCGGTTCGACCCCGACGATCTGCACGCGGGTCTGCTGGTCTATGCCATGGACGGCACGTTCCTGGGCGAGGCGCCGGTCCTGAAGAAGGGCAAGTTCTTCGGCGTCGCCGATGCCAAAGAACACGCGCGCGACAAGAAGGCCTTCGAGCGCGCCACCAAGGAAGCGGCCCGGATCGAGCGCAAGTTCACTGCGACAGAAATCGCAGCTCGCCTACGTTCTGCGGGACAAGACGTCCCCGACGACGGCCTGCCCGAGGCCGAGGTCGTCAAAATGCCCATGATCCATCGCGCTGCGCCGAAAGGTGGGCGGAAGCTACGGGTCTCGGCCGAGGATGAGGCAAGGCTGGGTACGATTGTCACCAGGATTGAGTCCCGGCGCCAAGAGCCGACGCGCGGCGATGATGATCCAGAGGAGCGCTACACCCGCGCTGTGGACTTGGAAGCCCGGATTTCCGCAGGTCAAGCTGTCACACCTGAACAGGTTGAATGGCTGCGCGAGTACCAACAGTCGGCGGAATACCGTGGCTATGCCCGGCTGGCGCGGTTGGAACAGAAAAAAAGTGAGTAGGAGCAGAGCATGAACCACCCTTCCCTAGCCCCATTGCGCAACGTCGCAGCCCTGCTCGGGCTGGTCGAGCGCCTGCAAAACAGGACGGACGGCTTGCCCGGCCTGGGCATTTTCCACGGCAAATCGGGCGCTGGCAAAACTTCGGCGGTAACCTTCGCCGCGAATGAGTTCGATGCTCATGTCGTCTCGGTAAAACCGGAATGGTCGAAGCGTTTCTTCGTCGAAACAATGGCTGACGAAATGGGCGTTCAGGCGCGCAGGTCAGAGGTCCCCTATTTCACCGCCGCGATTAGCGCCCACCTGGCCGTAACAGATCGCCCGCTGATCATCGATGACGCCCAATTCCTTTTGCGGCAAAACCGGATCGAGCTGATCTGGTCGATCTATGAAAGCAGCCAGGCCCCTATTGTTCTGGTTGGCGAAACGAACCTGCCACTTGGCCTGACCAAGTGGGAAAATATCCATAATCGCGTTCTGGCGTGGCAGGCGACCTATGATTGCAACATCAGTGATGCGGAGCGGTTGGCTCAGGTCTACTGCGCCGGCGTCGAGGTGGCCCCCGACCTGCTGAGTGCCATCGTGCAGGCGTCAAACGGAACCGCCCGCCGTATCGTAACCAATCTGGATACAGTGAAGGAACTGGCGCGTTCACGCGGCCTGAAAACAGCTGATCTGACGTTGTGGGGAGACAACCTTTTCTTCACGGGACAGCCGCCGGAAATCGAGCGGCCAGAAGTCTATCCCGGGGCCAGTCTCAAAAAATGGCAGAAGGCGGCTCGCGCATGACCTTTCGTTCAAAAAGAGAGGCGGAGGCCTGGAGCATTCTGACGGGGGTCGCAAAAAACGGTCCCTTCATCTGGAGCGATCTTGAGGAAGCCGGCCTGACGGACAATCAAGCCCGCAGCTATATCAACGGCTGGAAGAAATCCGGGCGCATCGAAAAGGTCGGCCGCAGGGGCGGATGTGATCTTCTGAACATGACGGACGTCGGGCGCGCCGTTGTGCCAAGCTTGCCCCCGCCCTGCCCCGCTGTGACCGAGTTCCGGTCGGAACAGGAACGTGCGGTATTCGACCGTCTCAAATCAACCCGACCCGATGGCTTTGGTGTTTCTGCTATCGCCGCCTTGGGCGTGTCGGACAGAACCGCAAAAACCTATCTTGAACGCTGGGTAATCGCCGGTTGGCTGCAGACTGTCGATGGTCCAAACGGCGCCCCTGAATGCCATTTCACAGGGGCCAATCCTCCGCCAGCACAGCGCGACGTCGCGCCAGAAGACAATTTGTGGCGCTCGATGCGACTGTTGAAATCATTCACCGCACTTGATCTGGCTGCGCATTCCAACGCGGGCGGCGTCGAAATGACCGAAAGCAAGGCCGGGCGCTATTGTCGTGATCTCACGGCCGCAGGGTATTTGCGCGCAACGCGAAAGGCCTCTCCCGGCAAGCACGCCGCACGCTATCGGCTGATCCGGGACACCGGCCCGAAGCCGCCGAAACGTGTTCGGAAACCCGGCATCGAGGATCCAAATACGGGCGAATTTGTAATCGATAGGTCCCGGACATGACCCCGGCGCCATCAAAGCTTCAGATTGTCCGCGAGGCGCACGGTTCGGGCGCGCCGGATTGGATCGTCGCCCTGGCTCAGGCATGCGATGCGAGGTCACAGAACAAAGTGGCTCGGGACACTGGCGTCAGCGCCTCCGCAATCTCGCAGGTGCTTTCCGGAACGTACAAGGCACGCACCTCGAATATCGAAGACATCGTTCGAACCCAGCTGATGATGGAGACCGTCACCTGCCCCCGCCTGGGAGTGATCGAATTGAAAAGGTGCCTT